ACTTGGTTATGTGTAAAGGTTGCAGCGGAAGCTATACTGGATAACCGTAGAGTACTGTTGGTATCCACTGAAATGACAAAACGTTCTATAGAGATGCGTATGGATGTCATACTTGCTAATATGATGGGGTATAAGTTATCCCATAGAGCTATACGATCTGGTCAACCTATAGATGAAACTGTGTATAAGAAGTTTCTTTCGGAAACAAACGCCAATAAACTGCTAGTATGTGATCATATTAATGGTGAAGATAGCATATCTTTGCCCAGTATCGCAGGACTGATACGTAAATACTCACCTGACCTTACCGTTATAGATGGGGTATACTTAGTATCCACATCAGATTCACGAAAGGCGGCATGGGAACAAAGCCATAGCTTATTCTACGGGCTAAAGAATTTTGCGTTATCGCAGAATAATGCTATAATGGTTTCAACACAGGCTACAAGGGATGCGTCAAACATGTTTGTGCCCCCCAGAGCAGATCAGGTTGCATTTGGCGATGCCCTTATCCGAGCTTCTGACGTTGCCCTGTCAATGTGCATGGTAGAAGACGTTGACGATCAAAGGGAAATACAATTTCAGAAGTATAGGGATGGGGATTTGCCGGTTGATAACTGCACCTTTACTTGGAATGTGGATAGTGGACAAGTCGAAGAGTTCGATATAGGACTATAGGAGGTCTATAATGGGATTACTTGGTTGGTTTAAAGATGATGAGGACAGCATAGTTGTAAAAACTGGGCGTAGTAAGGGGCCGGGGAAACCTTCGGTCTCTATTACAGTCGGAGATATCCGTAACGGGTCTGTCTCTGACTCCAGCGGGTACAAAAATGAAGTTGTTCTATTCGTTAGAGCGAACAAAGCAGACCGTAAAGCGAAGGCGTAATGTTTGATTGGGCATCAGTGCTATTAGAAGCAGGTATTTCGGTACCTGCGGGTGAAGAACAGTTCAATATTCTTTGCCCATTTCACTATGACCAGCATACTTCATGCTCCATAAACACTAGTAAAGGTGTATGGATTTGCTTTCGGGGGTGTGGACAGGGTAGCCTAAGAGGTTTCGTTCAAGAGTACTTGAATCTTTCTTCGGGGCAGCTATCTCAGTTCTTGGGAGATCATAGTGTATCAGTTGGTACAGATTTCTTCGATGAATTTGAGGTAGAACCCACCCACCTACCGGAAGTGGACTTCCCGTTCAACCAAAAGTTTGTACCTAACTGGGTTTTCAGTAGGGGTTTCGATAAACAAACGTTGAAGAAATGGGGTGCGGGAATAACGGCGGAGAATGGGTTAGCGATACCCATTAAGGATTTAGATAACGTTGATGTAGGTTGGGTAATACGTCGTGAGAGTGGGTTTCCAAAATACCTGTACCCACAAAACTTCAAGAAATCTAGAGTTTTATTCGGCGGCAATCTAATAAAGCCTTCAAAATTACTATGTATTGTTGAAGGGCCACTTGACGCAATGTGGTTAAATCAGTTAGGATATAGTGCAGTGGCTATTTTAGGCATGTCTATATCGAAAAAGCAGGTAGAGTTGGTACAAGAGTTACCAGTAGGTGAGGTGGTATTATGTCTTGATAATGATGAGGCTGGACAGATAGGTAAGGAGAAAGCCTTGACATATCTGGGACAGTCAGTTAGAATAGCATATGTTGATATTCCTTTGCAATATAAGGATGTTCAAGATATTCGAGATAAACAAGTGATTGATAAAATAATCCAAGACCGGGAATACTGGTAGGAGGAGAAGTATGAGTGGGATAAAGTCTATACAGGAGCGAGCAAGTTCAACAGCTTCAGAGCGATCTAATTCAGGGGGTCTCCGGAAAGAAATGTGGTTGCGAGATGGTGACCAAGCATTTATCATTTCGGTTGCTACCGGAGATGATGATGATCCGTTCTTGGAAGAATATTGGATGCATACATTTAGGGATGATAACACATACAAAAGTGTACTATCTGGGCCAGATGGCCCTCTGGGAGTAGTTCCCTCGGACAGTAAGCCTCAACACAGGTTTGCTTTCTGGACATACGTTACAGAAGTAATCCATCCCGAGCGTAAAATGGATTCATGGGAAGCGGTTACAAGCCCATCAGGTAAGACAATGTACAAGGAGGTCGTCAACGATTTCCGTATATTACCTCTAACCTTCGGTCGTGGTAACTACATCTGGAACCAGTTGGTAGACGTTTACAATGACTGGGGCCATTTGAGCAAAGGTGTTGTGAGGGTTCGGCGTACAGGTGCGGGATTGGATACCACCTATACGATAACTGCAACCACTAGGGAAGATGAGATACCCGAAGCTAGGTACAACACTATCGGAGACCTTCAATCCGTAAAGGATTACATGATGGAAACGTATAGTGAGTCCAGTACCCCGTCAGCAGAGGCTGATGCGGATGTACCTGAGACAGCTACGGCGTTAGCTTCAGATGACGACGATGAAGAACTGCCCTTCTAGTGTTAGTGCTAACCGGGCAACAATTCGATTCGGCTGTTGCCACCCTCGGTAATTACGAGGATTGGGCGGTAGATTGTGAAACAAATGGTCTGGACGCATACTCTCATCACCAATTATGTGGGGTTGGGGTGGCGGTTCCAGACCATACGTTTTATTTTCCGTTCAGGCACCAAAGTTTAGGGGGTAATCTCGACCCGAAGTACCTATCCCCCCTTTTTGACGAGTTAAACAAGATAAAACGTGTTATAGCTTACAATTTGAAGTTCGATGTGCCCTTTTTGGAGCAAGAGGGGTTCCATGTAGACGACAAGCAGCTAATTGATGTGATTGTGATGGCTAGGCTGACTGAATCGAGCATTGTAAACGGTTTATCCCTAACGGAGACCATTTCTAGGCGTTTTGGCCCCAATAATGCCGCTTATGACAAAGAAACCAAGCAAACATTGGTGAAGAACAGGTGGAATCGGGATTTTTCCATGTGTCCGACCGAAATTTTGGGGCCTTACTGCGAAAAGGACGCTTACTGGACACTAAAGTTGTATGAGGACTCGCTGGCGAAGATAAAGAAGAGTAATCAAGAGGATGTGTGGCAGACGCAGATAGATTTGACAAGAGTTTTGTTAGATATGGAGCGTCAAGGCATGCGGATAGACCAGAAGTACGCTTTAGCGGTATCGGAGAAGCTTAGTACCCGCAGTGCAGACATCCAACATCGTATAGAAACTCTTGCGGGGCAGGTATTTAATATATCCAGTCCCCAACAAGTCGGTTCGTATTTTAATTCAGTGGGTATACATTCTCCTATGAAAACTGCATCAGGAGCAGAGGCTTGGAATGAGGGGGCGTTAGTCCAGATAAATCACCCCGTAGCGGGCCTGATACGGCAGCACAGGACGTTGGCGAAGTTAAAGTCCACATACATCGAACCGTACCTTGAAACGCCTGTGATGCATACCACCTTTGCTAACTGGGGAACTGTTACGGGGCGGTTAGCCTCACGCAGTCCTAACCTTCAAAACATCCCTCGTAACCATTACAAACTTTATGATGTCGATTTTACACCGGAAGAACTCTTAGATGTCAGGGAACGGGTAGGGGCGACCATAGCTTCTAAGGGTGGCAATGCTTTAGATAGTAAGAAACTAAGTGATGAAGTTATCAAGTCGTGGGGGTTCATAGGCGATGAATCTCTTGACGAGTCGAACCCCGGACAAGTTTCTATTCGTAGGTTGTTTATTCCGAGGGACAATCATTACTTAGTATCTTACGATTACTCTCAAATGGAAGTTCGGATGTTTATGTATTACATAAATAACCCAGCTATGTTAGAACTTATGAGACAGGGGGATGTAGATTTTCATGCGGAAGCTGCAAAGCTGGCTTTCAAAGTAGATGAAGACAGCCCGGACTTTAAATTCTACAGGCAACTCGCTAAGACGATTACGTTCGGAGTGATCTATGGGATTGGTAAAGATAAGTTAGCTCAACAGTTGAAGACTACCCCTAAGGAAGCGGCGAGATATAAGAAGGAATACTTTGCAAACATAGCGGGGTCAAAGAAATTCTTTGATACCGTGGTTAGAATGATCGAACGCCGTGGATGGGTTCAGAATAAATTTGGCAGGATTTACAAAGTACCTTCAGACAAGGGGTACAAAGCTGTCAACTATCTCATACAGGGAACCAGTGCTGACTTACTGAGTGAGCGTATGATTGTAGTTTCGGAATATTTAGAGGATAAGAAAAGCACTATGTTGTTACAGGTACACGATGAGATTATTTGTGAGATACACAAAGATGAGGCGTATGAGGTTGTCCCCGCAATTAAAGAATTGTTAGAGATAAATTCATTAAATATACCTTTGCAGGTAGACTTGGAAGTATGTGACCCTTCTTGGGCAACTAAGAAGGATTTCGTATTGACGGAGACACCAAAACCTGATACAATTAGTAGTTACATAGACTGGGATTAAGGAGAACATAATGGCGAAAGTATCACAAGAACTGTCATTTACTGTAAATTTAGGAAACTATAATTCGGCAAAGGCGACGGTCGGTATTTATGATCTTGATACCGACCACGATATAGAAGAACAAATTGAGACTGCGAAACAAGCTTTAGGAAAGGCTTTTGTTAAACTATATAAATTGGCTGATGCGGAAGTGGAGAAGATTTTAAAGGATGCTGGATAATGAATGAAATAACACGAGTAAAGATTCTTGAAGCTGTTCTAGCGGAAAGAGAGAGACAGGACGAGCGATGGGGAGACCAAACAGATAATACGGATTTACAGTGGATGTCAATTTTAACTGAGGAAATTGGTGAGGTTGCTAAGGATGTGAACGACCAGCGTATAGCCGGTATGTTTGAGGAACTTATCCAATGTGCTGCGGTTTGTTTTGCGTGGTCAGAAGCCTACATCAATAGGGGTGGTTTAAAAGATGACAGCGAGTAACCTATTCAAAGACTTATTAGACGATAAGACTTTAGGTTTGGTAACGGGGGATTCAGACGAATTTTCTTACGAGAAGATACCCTTTAACCTACCGCAATTGGACAGGATTACTAGCGGGGGGATACCGAAGAAGAAGTTCTCTTTATTTTTTGGTGGATGGTCGTCAGGTAAGTCTTATCTTGCCAGTCAATTGTGCAAATCTGTTCAAGCCCAAGGCGGGGTTTCGTTGTGGGTAGATACAGAAATGTCTTGGGATGCTGTGTGGATGGGTAAGTGTGGGCTAGATACGTCCAATATGTTAATAAAACAAGCACCTACCGCAGAAGAAGCGTACAGGGCTATGGAGGCTGGTCTAAAGGCGGGAGTTGATTTAGTTGTCCTAGATAGTGTAGCTGGTCTTATACCGATGGCTATTATGGATAACAAGGATTCTTTCGGGTACAATCCTATAGCATGGCAAGCAAGATCATGGAACCAAGCCTTAGTTAGATTGCTTCCGTTGTTGAAGCACGGTTCAGCTTTAGTTGTTATCAATCAGGTGAGAGGTTCTATGGGGCCGGTATCCGCTATTGAAACAATGCCGGGTGGTAAGGGACAGCAATTCTTTGCTCATGCCGTAATGGAGACTCGTAGAGGGGCTTACATTAAAGAAAAGGATAAGCGTGTTGGGTTTATGATACAAGCCGCATTGCTGAAAGATAAGTTCGGCGGGGAAAGATGGGAGCAAATTGAGATACCGTTCCGTATTGAGGGGGGTATAGATACAAATGAAACCTTTTTGCGGGAAGCTTTGGAGAAAGGTATTATAACTAAACGGGGAGCGTGGTATTACTGCGATAAATTCCCATCAGGTAAGGTACAGGGGTTTGATAACCTGCGTGGCTTTGCTGCGGATTACCCAGATGAAATGAAGAAAATAATAGATGCCGTCGAAATTCTGGACTGAGCAGGAGAAGCTTATACAGAAGTGCATAGAAGAAACTGGATTACGATACATATCTCAAGCTAGGTTTGGTACATATGATGTAGACTTCTACCTGCCTGAGATAGAGGTAGTTGTGGAAGCGGATGGCCCTTTCGGTCATTTAGCTAAACGGGACGCAAAACGAGATGCTAAGTTAAAGGATATGGGAATAGAAGAGATTTGGCACTTTAGGGAAAATACATTGAAAACTATAAAGGATAGATTATGTCGGGAATTAAACAGATTAGAACCCAGTCTTTAGAGATGGGGGAATTCGTATCTAAGGATAGATGGCTTATAAAACAGTTGGAAAGTACCATGGTCTCTGAGGGACGTCCCCCTAGAGCGGGTGTGTTTTATCCCTCAAGTTTAGGAAACCCTTGTGACAGGTATCTTTACCTTTCTTACAGGGGGTTGATGCCAGCGTTGGACATCAAGCCTAAGCTACAGCGTATTTTTGATACCGGGGGTTCGTTTGAGGAGAGGGTGGAAAACTACCTAGAAAAAGCTGACATGCTGATGGGTCGAGAAGTAGTCTCTACGTGTGATGACCCCCCACTTTCAGGAAGAATTGACTTTATTATAAAAGACGGTACGGATAAGGGGGCTATCTTAGAGTTAAAAACAATAAATTCTGTGGGGTTTTCCAAGTTGAAAGGCCCAAAACCAGAACACCTAGTCCAAGTTCAGTTGTATTTGAACACAGCGGAACCGGAAAGTGCTTATATATTGTACGAGAACAAAGATACACAAGACTTGAAATCCTTTAAAATATTACGTGATCCTCTTTCGTGGGAAGACTTGGTTAGTAGATGTTATAGAATTATGGATATGAAAGAAGCACCTGCAAAATGTACTGGGATGTGGTATTGTGATTGTAAGAAGGTGTTATTATGAAAAAACGATGGTCGTATGAAGATGCCGTATCTCAGGCTAACGAGTACGTAGATAGTATTTCTGTGCCGGGGTTTGCGCTAAACGTGGGGAAGCCTCAAGAAGGTTTAAACTTCGCTGACGTTATGAAAGCTGATAACAAACAACTTGTAGATTACCTAGTTATGTACGGGGGTTCCAAGAGTCTCTTAGAGCAACACGTAGCTGACTTAGAAGCTAGGCGTGGTGCAATGGAAGCCCAGTTTGAAGAAGGGTATAATATTGCAATTTTTCAGTTGAATCAGAAATATGAAGCTGAAACGAAAAAGAAGCCTACTAGGGAGCAGATGCGTGGGGAGATACTTATGACCACCCCCTCACTAATGGATTTACGTAGGGATTGCATTGATGTCAATACAGTGTACCAAAAAGTTTTGGGGGAGTTGAAGTTATACACTTCAGCTTATGCCACCGTTTCCAGAGTAGTTGCTATAAGAACTCAGGAGGAGAAACCAGATGATAGAAGAACTTTTAGCTAAGATAAGTTATATAGAATTGGGTCTTGCAGCGTTGAAATACAATGTGATAACTGGGAGTACTCATGAAGGGCTAAGGATTGTAGATGATTTAGCACAAGTCCTGTTAGATTTAAATGAGGATTTAGAGAATCTTCCGGAGGGTATTGAATGATAGGGGGTATAGATTGTTCCTCTAAAGCTGTTCACATAGCCATCCTTGATGATGACGAATCCTTGGTGGGGTTAAAGAAGTATGGTAGTAAAGGTAAGTTGGCGGAAGAAAGATTTTATGAGATACTTGACCAAGTATACGATGGTTTAAGTATAATAGATATAAGCGCAGCAGCGATAGAGTCTGCTATATACATACAAAATGCAAAGGCTACAATAGCTATTGCTTCGGTGGTAGCGGGCGTGAAATATGGTTTACATAGGAGTAGCATCTCTTTCAAAGCTGTGGATAATAATACATGGAAAAGACAAGTGTTGGGATATGGTAACGCCAAGAAGTCTGATATAATGGACTTCGCTGTAGATTTTTGGGGGGAAAGATTCCCCGAACAGGATTACGCAGATGCGGCCTGTATAGCATTATGGGGGAAAAGATATGGACGATAAGTTTAAGATGTATGTTTCTAGAGCCGGTTCTAAAGAAGAAGAGCCTGTGGTATATGAAGATAGGTTACCAGAAGGAACTACGATAGAAGATTTAAAAGAAAAGCATGGGGTAGTTATCTGGTGTAAATATTACGCCTGTGTCCATAATAAACAATTTGACGATACCCAGAGAACTACAGGAACACTACGGAAGAATGATTCATGGAAACCGATTGTTGAACGAGAGAATGTCTGGAAGGGTGTGTGTACGAGAGATGAGATTGGGATAGATTTTCAAGCGTTCTTTTCTAATGGGGCTAAATTTAAAGTACCTGCCTGTTACAATGCGGCTACTGGTGAAACAGGATACATGGACTTTAGCAAGTTACTGCAAGGCGATGGTACTCCTTATGG